AGAAGATGTTGGGTAAGATGTAGTTGTATTAACTGATGTTGTACTTGCAGTTCCAGATGTTGTTGTAGTGTAACCAACACCAGTTGTTGTGGTATTGTCTACTTGTCCTGTTACTGTTGAGTTCACTAAATCTATTTCTAATATTTGATTACGAACTGGAACAACATCACTTGAAGTTGGTATTGCAGTTACTCTTATCTGTGTTGAAGTCGCACCATCTACATTAGACACTGCTGTTATTTTTACTGCGTTAATTGACACAGTTCCATTTGCATAATCTACTGTACCAGCTGCAGAACTTAAGTAAGTTCTCACACCAGAAACTAAAGAGTATATTCTTACTACACCAGCACCATCTTCATCAAAGAAATAATCTGTTGCAGTATCTCCATTAATCTGAAAACCTGTTGATGCAAGAATACCACCACCACTCTTGTTATGTTCAGAGTGAGGATTGTAAAATGCATTTGCAAAATTAATTGTATAATTTGTTGATGTGTTTAGAGATGGTGTAAAAAATTTACCCATAGTCACTGTTGTTGTATTATTTGTAATTGCAGTATTTGTATCATCAACTAAACCTGTAAGTTTTGAATGTCTAAATGGACTATTAAAAGTGTTTAATGTAGAAGAACTAAAGTCAGTTAATGTTGTTAATACATTTGTTTCTAATGTTGCTTTTCCTAAAGTTGTTGCAGATGAATTGTAGTTAAATGTAATACCTAAAATTATAAAGGTTGTTTCTGGGTCGACCACTACTGGAGTAATAGATGCAACTTTAAAAGGTGCTAAACCTTTTACTAAGTTTTCTTTTTGTGAAACTGTAAGGTTAATACCTGTTGTGCTTTTTACAGATATAAAAACTTTACCATACTCTGGTGTAGAACTTACACCTGTGCTTGTATCGAAACTTCCATCTTCTCCACCCCATACTGAAACAGCCTGTGTATTGTTAAAAAGTTTTCTTACATAAACTTTATAATCCTCTGCTGTAACTGCACGACCTTGTGATGCGTAGTCAAGTGGTGCATTTAATTTTATAGATGAAATAGTTTCTGGTTCTCCACCACCGATTGCATTTGCAACTGTTGTAACAGTGATACCTGTAATACCATCAATTGAACTGGGTGAAGAAAATGCAGACGCACCATTAGCTGCAGTCTTATTTGTAATTACATAATTAAGTTGAACTATATTACCATCTGATAATGCAACACTGGTTGCACCATCTCCAAAGTAAATCTCAAACTTACCACTTTCTGTTTCTTGTAAATAATAAACTGTACTTGCATTTGACAGTTGTGTTATGTCAGTTGCCTTTGTGTAAGTTGTAGTTGTTGTATCTGTCGTTGAGTTTTGAACTCTCACCGTAAGTGTTGATGTATCTGCACGAACATCTGCTAACATAAATCTTTGGTCAACATCACTACTGTCTACGAGATATTTTGTTGTTGTATAAGTTCCCTCGTAAACTTCTGTGCTGTCAAAAGGAATTGCACTACCTGTATTTTGTTTTGTAACATCTGTGATTGTAACAAACTGATAACTTACTCCATCTACTGAAGTTGTAAATGCAGTTCCAGCAGGCATGGTTGCAAGTGTCTGAGATGTACTAAGTGAAACATTAATAGTTGCAATAGGAGCTCTAGGTGAACTTACTTCATACCCTAACATCTTTGCATGAGATACTACACTGGAACGAAGTGATGCACTGTCTAAGAACATTTCGTTTGCTAACATATTTGCGTTGAAACCAAGATAGTGAGTATTGTATGCAAGGACATCTAACAACGCACTCATACCAGAACCTTCAAAGTCATAGTCTGTAAACTCTGTTTGGTTTTTTAGGAATGTTTTTAAATTGTCTTTGACATCATCAAAGTCAAACTCTGTGACACTTAATCTTTTATCATTGATTGCCATCTATCGTAACCTCTCTAGTAATTGTGTAACCTCAACTAATTCTGTTGGTGCATTGACCACATAAAAATAAACAGTCACTTGATACAAGTTTCTGTCAAAGTTTGGTATTGCTTGTACTCCAGTCAATCTTGCTCTTGGTTCAAAGTTCTCTATCACATCTTGTATCTTTCTTGCAATGACAGCTGATGTAAGTGGTGTCATATTTTCAAAGAGTAATCCTCTCACATCTCCAGCAATCTCTGGGTGAAAAGGTTTCTCGTATGAGTTTAACAAAACTAGATTACGCACAGACCTTTTGACTGCTTCAATATCAGTTACCTTATTCACATCTTTGTTGGACTTCTTACTGAAGAACAAATCTAAATCTCTATACTGTTTTACATTACGACTGATATCATTATTAGCTTGTGCATCTTTGTACGCAGACATACTTTGACTCCTATGTCTTTATTTATACATTAAGTCGTAAGTGCTTCTCTTGTTTCATCTTTAAAGTTTGCGTTGTAAGTAGTTCCCATTTCATACTTTATATCTACATAAGCAAATTGGTCTTTATTAGGAAGGACAATGAAATTATCAGCATCTTTTGTACCACGCTTAAAAACATCATTAACATTTAAGTATACATATATACCAGCTTTTTCTGCTTCTTTCTTTTTAAATGGAAATCCTGCTAAATCACCTTCCTTTCGAAGTTTATCTTTTAACATTGCTCTTACCTTAATTACTTTTACAGGTCTAAAAAGAATTATGTTTGAATCTGTAAAGTTTTTTAAAACATTTATACCTGCCTCTGTAAGAGGAGTAAATATACTACCATCTTCCAACTCCATTGGAGCTTCCATCATTGAATTTCTAAAACTTTCACTATATTCTGGACTATCCCTATGTCTAAATCTCCATGCTCTATTTAATTTATCTTTCCATTTTCCTGCTGGTAAAGCATCAATAGAAACAAATCTATCTATTGTTACCTCTACTGGTTTATCAAAATATTTTGCTACACTTGTATCAATAGTTCTGGGTCTTTCTTTTACTGTTACTGTTACACCACCAACCTCTTCTGTTTTAGTTGTTAGATTATCTTTTACTCTTGCAACTTTAATTGGTGCTTGTTCAACATCTTGAGTTTTTATCTCAACAGTGGTTGATGCTTTAGTATATGCAGTTCCATTTGAAATTGCATCTGTAACTTTTTTTAAATCTGCCTGTACATTCGCAACCTCCGAGTTTGCAGTAACCTCTGCAACTTTTTCTGCAATGCCTGGAGCATCTGCCATCAATGTTTCTGCAGCTGCCTCTGTTGCTTCAGTTGCACCATCTGGTAATTTAAAGTTTGGAACTACTGAACAGAGGTCTACACTTGAAGCCCCAGGCAGTGATGGTATTAAAGGAGCAACTTGAGATACTAAATTATCTAGACTGACACCAGCACTTGATAAAGAGTCACCAAACTGATTTGTAATAGAATCTAATTTAGACCGATACTCTAATAAACCAGAAGGTAATGTTAAATCTATATTACTCAGTGAAGTTAGTTCTGCTTGTAAACTTACATCTGGTGCAGAAGGTAATTCTGGTATCATACCTGAAAGACTTGAACTTAATGCTGATACTTCACTTGATAATGTTGATGCGAGAGCTGATGGGTCAACAGTTAAACTACTTGACAGTGAGTTCTTCAAACTATCCATCTTCTCTAATACACCGTTTAGGTTTGGACTTGCACCACATATATCTGCTGTTTTAAAATCTGCCATATTGTTCTCCTATAATCCTGTCACTTCATCTGTACCAGTTCCTCTTGCTGGTGATACTGGGTGAACGTGGTCAGTTAAATCTCCGTCACCTTTTACGTCAATAAATGTATCCCCATCAATTTTCTCTTTGAACGCACCAACATAATGATGAGTTGCATCACCACCATACTTGATACCTGTTACACCAGAAATAGTTGTTGCAAGTGAACCATATGATTCTGTTACTGAACCAGATACAGTTTCACTATGAGATGATTTGTATGTTGTCGTTACTGCACCAACTGAACCAAGGCTAGTATCTCCACCAGACTTGATAGACATGATGCCTGTTGATGTTGATAAAGACATATTGGTTGACGCAGATAGTATCATCTCGTCTGTAGTTGACGCAAACAAAATATCTTTGGTGACAACTGTTCTCTGTGAACCACCCACTGAACGAGTTTCACTTCCACCGATTGTAATATCAAAGTCTTTACTTGTTCCTGTCTTAGTTGTACCGACAGCACCCTTAACACTATTGACTACATTAAAAGAATGATTACCATTTATTTCTTCTTCAAGATTACCACCACCTTTCTCTGAACCTCTTGCACCAATCTTAACTTGTTCACTCTTGTGTATCTTTCTTGTGTAGTTTCCCTCTACCTCTAAAACATAATCACCTTTGATGAGTTGATTATAATTACCTGTAGCTGTTAGATTTACATCACCATTGATAAAGACATTATTATCATCTGCAATGATTTCATAGTTCTTTCCAACTACCTTGACAACTCTCATTCCGTCTGGGTGTATTTCTTCAAATGTTCCTGTCCTATGATAACGAAGTAGTCTTTCTTTTTCTGGAGTATCATCTATCTCCATCACATGACCACTTTCAGATTCGAATACATGATTATAAGGATACTGAGAAGCTGTGTATGGAATGTCAAATTTTTGTGAAGATTTTGCATTTGGTTCATCAAATGTACTAGCAGTCTGAGTTGTTTTAAGAGTATCGGACACAGTTCCTATATTTGGTTTAGTCGCAATAGGTATAGCTATTTGTTTTGCAACTCTTCTGTCTATAAGTGATTTGTGATTTTCAGATTTTTGTCCTCTCGCAAGTAAACTTGTATCTGGTTCTTCTAGTTGGTGTCCATTATCAGATTGTTCGTTTGGATAAGGCCCATAGGTTGGTGTTCCAACATAATCGTCTTGTGTGGACTCATTACTGCGTGGGTCATTAAAACCTTTGGTATGGTCAGCACTATCTTGAGGTTCGCCAGGCAGTGAACCTATAATCAGTGGTTGTTGTTTCTCCACTGCGTCTAGGAAGAAACCAATAACCCAACTTCCTTCAACAAGAAAAGAGGGACTGTTCCCTAGTCCTTGCATAGAAGGGTCTGTGGTTGGGTGCATAACATGGGCCCAAGGCAAATCAGCAGTAGGGAGGTCTTCAAGACTCTCCGTATGATACCCTAAACAACGAACTCGAACTCTTCCCAATTTAGATGGGTCGTTTCTATCTTCCACGACTCCAGTGAACCAGACGAAACCGTCCTGTCCCATAAAATAATTTTCTTTCATAGTCAATACTCCTTACAGAGTATTTAGTCCGTTAATGTAAATCAGGGTCACGTCCAAGTCGTGCTTTTCTTATCTCTTGATACTCTTCAATGTGCAAGTCTACATCTTT